GAACCAAGTAATCATCAACGTTTTTAACAACAGTACGAATAGAACCATTAGCAGCAGACATAAGCATACTAATACCACTCGCAGTACGACCAACACCCGATACGCCCGTTTGACCATGCGCGAAAGACGGGAAGCCAGTACTTTCATCTGCTAATACTCTCGCTTTATCAAACAGTTGCATGTTTTCACCAGCAACATTAGGGAACTTGGTACCAAAGATAGCTTGACCAGGTGCCCCTCCTTGTCTCCTAAACACTTTGCCTGGATACACGGAGAGGTCTTGCCCTGGGACGAGGTTAGTCTCGTCTACTTCAATGATAAGGTTACCTGATAGTGCGGCGTTATCAATCGCCATACGCATGAAACCATTCATCAATGTCTGCGTGTCATCCATGTTTTCAGCAATACCTACACCAAAGAAGCTGTAAGGATTGTGTTCATAAGGGGTTGCATAATAAGGAATACGTGCAGGTTTGAATGGGTTTAGTACCATACGTAGTACTTCACCGTTACAAATCCACACATTTGCGTTTACTTCGTCTAAATCTTTTAGTTCTGATGGGATCTTAACACCGTGCTCTTCTAGTAGCTCAACGTCTACGAAGCCCCAGAATTCCAACACTTCCCAGCGCTCTGATGTAGGCTGAGTGTCGTCATCTTCCATTGTCATTTCCCAGTACTTCTGTACATAGTCTGGGCCTTTAGATACAGCCATATCTACTGCATCATCCATAAAGTATGGACGATTCTTTAATGCGCGTAGCTGTGTGCGTGACATCTTGTGACGCTCAACAACGTACTCTGCATCATTCATAGACTTTGCTTCTGGGTCAGGGTAGAAGTCCCAAACAGAAACATGGCTACATTCTGGTACTGTCTTAATAAGAGGATCGTACTCACCCTCTTCATTCCAGTTAGGATACTCTTTATCTACAGCGAATGGACCCTTCATGACACCTGTACCAAGTAATGCCATTTCAAAGGCCATAGAGCGTAGGTGTGTAGATGCACCACTCTCTTGTAGCTGATCGTGTATCTTCTTCTCCATCTTCTTAGCTGCTACCATAGCAGGATGGAATGTAACTGTAGTAGGCGTTGTACCCTCACCTTCAACAATTTTATCAGATACAGCTTCTAGTTTATCCTGCATACCAGCTAGACGTGCCTGTAGATCTACAAGTGTCTCGCCTGGTTCTAGTTTAGTTTCACCGCTTATAAGATAGGGTTGCGCTGGGCGTTGTTCTGTAATGGCAGCAAGCGATCCACCTGCTTTATCTGCATTAGGATCAATATTGATGTGTGCAGCTTCTGATACACCATCTGGCAGAATAGATGGATTAACAGATAGCGGGAACTTGTTGTTGCCGAATAGTACGTCTACGATCTGTCCGTATGCTGCTAGTGTTTTAGTCTTAGTGACTTTAACAAACACACGTGACTTTTCTGTGTCAGTGAACTGTACGTCTGATCCATAGAGGCCGCGATAGTTACGATAAGCTTTTAGCCATCGTGTTTCATCTGCGTAACGTGCGTCTTCTGCACGGTTATATCTATCTTTAACAAAAGTAACTACACTAGATCTTTCTGCAAAGATACTATCGTCACTGCTCTCCGCAGCTACGACTTCATCTGTCTCAAACATTTCTTCTTGTTCTGCCATACTTAGTATCCAAATGTTGTATCACTAGCCTGAAAGCCTGTGCGTTGTGTTGCTGGGTTGTAGTCCCAGATGCTGCTGCGCGGTCTTGTCATAACCCCATAACGTAAAGCATCATACAAGTGATCCTCTGCGTTAGTATCTACATCTTCTGGGTTGCGCTTATCCAGAGGGATGCTTGGTATCTGCGCAATAGTGTTTGTGCAGTTATCCATAAACACAAGGCGAGGCTTCTCAGTAAATTCATCTACCTGTAACCTCCTATGTATCTCGTTTTTACCTGCGACACGTGAGCCGCGTGAGCGATCTGATGGACGCCATCTACATCCTTTCATGATCATCTGCTCTGCTAGTGATGGCCCAGTGTCGCCACGGTTATGCCATAAAGAACTGTCGAGCACACCGTATCTCATACCACCATCGTGTTTCTCTAAGTCTAATATCATATCTGCTAAATCTGTAGCAGTAACCTTAGAACAATAGAGTTCTCTATATACAATAAGCTGTTCGTCGGGTGCGACAGCAAACCAGATAACCCCTGTGTAAGATCCGTAACCGTAGTCGCAAGCTCTAAACTTAACCCATGATTCGGGAACTTCAAAAGACTCCACGACATGCTTGGTTCTGTCAAACTCAGGGAAAGCTGCTCCGTCATTTATATCCCAATTACCCTCTAGTAGTTGCTTACGTTGATGCTCTGGTAGTGACAATAGCATCGCTTCATAGTCGCCAGATTCTGCTAGGTACGGGTTGTCAAACAATGAAGCAGGTATAAACCTACGTTTGAACAGAGGTTGACCAGCCTTACTGTGGTTCTCAGGAAACGTAATAGTATTTCCTGTTTCAATATTCGTAGCCCAAAAAGCTTTGCCTGATGGCGCTGGGTCAATGAACATCTTCTTCACCCACTGGTGTCCAGCACCGCCAGGGTTGGTTGTAGCTCGCATATACAAACCTAAGTGTTGTGCTGAGCTACGTAGACGGGATCTCATATAATCCCAAGCGTAAGGAGAAGACCATTGAGTAAGTTCGTCGAATCCAATCCAGTTAAAAGCTTGTCCTTGGTAGCGTGTGACATCGGTATCCTTGTCAAGATAAGACATCCAAAGTCGTCCACCTTTCGGGCTAGTCCACTGAGACTTTCGTTCGCTCCATTTGATTCCTGGTACGGCACGAGGGTATAACTCCTGAGACTTCTGTATGAGTTCCCTTAGTTCTTCTGTGGTGTGACGTACAAGTAGTCCAGAAAAGTTAGGGTCATTCAAACCGTGTAGCGGGTCTGCAAGCATCGCGTATGACTTACCGCCACCCGCTGCACCACCGTATAACACCTCACGTTCTGACGCACTCAAGAAATTTGTTTGAGGGCCAGGATTGGGTTTAAACACAATATCCTGAGCTATGTCTACGTCAAAGTCAGGCGATACTACTTGCGCTGGGACAGTTTCACTTGATGTTTCTACTGTCTTCTCTAATCTCTGCGTAGGCACCGACTCCTTGGGTTTCGAGCTTTTCGATTTCCTCAAGGGTTTCTTGGAGCCACTTGGCAAGCTTGCGTTTAATTGTAGCTGCTTTTCTACGTTTTTGCTCAACTTCAATTCTCTTCTTTAGGCCCATATGTGATATGTAGCGGCCTGTTTCTTTACTCAGCCATTGAGCTACCGCACGATAACTGTACTGCTTGAGGTGTCGTTTTGCAAGCTCTAACGCATCTAGCTCATGCTCAATAGGCAAGAGTAGCTTATCGTTATCAGGATCTAACTCATAGCCAAAAGGTATCTTCTGTGTTACCCTGACTATAGGATGCCATTCCTTATTGTGTTTCTTTGGGGGTAAAGGTAATTGCCAGTACCCCAAGTCTCGTTGCGGTATTATTGGTTTTCACCTTCTTTGGGTGGCAGATAGAATACACCGCCACTTGCAGTCATCTCAACTTTGTCTACCTTAGACAGCCCAGCGCGATCAAGTAGATCTTTAGCTGCTACCATCTTCTCTTTGATACCTAGTTCAGTAGGGTCATATATAGCACCAACCATAGCCATAGCAGCCTTGGGCGCACTACGAGCAAAGTAAGTACGTGTCTTATCTGCGATTTCATCTTTTAAAGATTCCACAACTGCTGTAGTGCTGGACTCAGGAGCGTAACCTGCCAGTTTCTTAGCTGCAACAACATCACCGCCAGCTTCATCGAATAGTACTTCAAGAAACTTCTGCTGCTTTTCCGTTAGATTCCTCGCCATAGATTACATCCCGTATTTGTGAGCGACCAATTCCTAGGTCACGTAGTTCACGATCAGACAACATTTGTAGTAGTTTATATTCTGCTCGTTTTTGTTGTGCTTCTTCGATAGATTTGAATACACGTTTTAGAAAGTTAAGCATCACGATCTCCTTTGTTTATGTGTGCGGAGATAGTTATACTTATAGTTAAGTCAGGTAGTAGTACCTATTATTGCATACCCGCTACCCTACAGGCACAAAGGTTTCAGTTACTGTAAGAATAGTATCAATGTGTGCTGCAGTATCTGGTGTAACCTGAAGTTTATCACCTGATTGTAGCACAAGGTCCATATCAGCAAAGGTAACGTATTCACCTGCACCTAAGTTTTTACCCTCTAGGTAGTGAGATGTATACCCTGATGTTTTCCACGTAGAGTAACTAGCATTTGTCTTATCTGATAGTGCAGAGTCTATATTGTTAGGATGTATGAACCATTCAATAGTAATATTAGTATTACCTGTAGTATTGTGAATGTGTAAATACGTAATCTCTGCAGTACAGTTATTAGGGCAAATATACACGTCTTCTGTAGTCGTGCCAGTGTTATGACCGAACAGAGATTTTGTACGTGCGGATTTACCCTGATTAAATAAAGACATTACTTGTCCTCAACATAAGTCCATGCTTCGTTAACGTCTGGCGTGTCAGGGTTATCACCCCGTAGTGTACCATCAGCGTTACGTGCACGTACTTTCTTCAGCTTAGGTTTAGCTTTCTCTACAGCTTTCTTTGTAGTCTTAGCTAGTTTAGCTAAAACACCAGACTCTTCTACTTCAATGCAGATAGCTGTAATGTTAGGATCGCTACAGTTAACGTTACCAAAGCGATCTTCACCTGCTGCTTGGTTACCATATGCATCACGTACAATGCCGTGTTCATCTACTGTGTAGCCACGTTTCTCTAGTGCATCTTTATACTTATGATAATACTTAGCCATTATTTGCCCTTTTTCATAGGACGTTCTGCTGGATTAGATGCACCACAGTAACCACCTTTATTGTAGCCGTTCTTCATCATACCACCTTTAGCCATGGCTGGTTTCTTCTTAGCCATGCCGCCATAAGCCATTTTATTCTTTTTCTTTTGACAACCTTCTTTAGCACACTTCGCTGGAGAAGGGCATCCTGCACACGGTTCAAATTTCATAGACATTCCACCTTTGTTCATATAGCCCATTTTGTTTCTTACTTGCTTTGGCAGTTTAGCCAAGCCTTTATTACTCTCAGGTACTTGTTTCATTTCCTAAACTTCCTCACCTTCTTTGCAACTTTCTTAGGTTGAGCCACATGCTGCTTACCTGCCTTAGTGCCTTTTCTTTTTGCTCTACTTGTAGCGGCGTACTCAGCATCGCTAAGAGACTTAATAGCCTTAGCAGGGAGGTAACGTTCACCAGTAGCATTAGCGCCTTGCGTAGACGGTTTACCACTTTTTGTACGCCAGTTCTGCTTTGTCCATTTCTTTAGGGACTTCTGTGGAGCTTTCACGACTTATATCCTCCACCCTTAGCTTTGTATTGTTTGGCAAGCATCTGCGCTTTACGTGCAGACCACTGTCCAGGCTTTCCACCTTTGCCACCCGCTTTGATCTGTTCGAATAGTTTCTTGCGCATAGAGGGCTTCGTGTAGTTACCAGAAGCATTGACTGTACTCTTTTTCTTGGCTGGCATTACGCACTATTACCTTCTACTCTGTGACAGTGTGGAGTAACATACGCACCACCCTGACGTATTGTGTTTGTAATTTGTTCTGCCTCTTTCAAGCAAGCCTCTTCACTGTAGAACGGCTCAGGCTTAGCTATAACCTTACAAGACAAAGCCATAGGATCAAAACACACTAATAATATACCTATC